TGAATAAAATCTAAATCAACATTTAATTTTTTACCTTTTAATATTTCTTGACTACTACCTTTTGTAAATCCAAATCTATCTTTAAATTTTTCATGTAAATGTTTCGCACATGGAAGTGTGTATGCATATCTACATATATCTAATGATATTAATTTCATTTTAGGATTTGCAGTTAATATAATTGTAGAACTATGGCCAGCATTAAAACCTATCTCTAAACCAAAAGTACAATCTTGTACTGCTTCTCTTAAGTATTGTCTCTTCCAAGATCTTTCTTTTATAGGTACAGACTTTTCATTTATTTCTGTATTATGTATAAAACAATAATTACCTTCAACAGGGCCACTAACTATTTTATTTAATTCTGCAATAGTTTCTAATTCTTGTTCTCCATGTGCCTCTTTACAAGTGGGTATATTTTTTGGGTAATGATCAAAATAATTTACTTGGTCTGCCATTTAAACTCCTAACGTAAAATAAAACATGGCAATACAAGTAATTAAACCTAAATCATAAACTGCAGTTAATTCATAGTTCATTTCTTTTTATCCATGTCTTTCATCTTTTTAATTTCTAATTCACAGTAATGAATTATCTTCTGTATATCCTCAATTCCATTCTTATTCAAGTATCGGCATACATATTTTACTACATTGCCTTGAAAAAATGAAAGATTGTTTTTTGATATAAATTCATATGGTTGAATATGAAACTCTTTATAATGATTCCCACCTATCTGCTTATCTTGTGGGAACAATTCTTCAAACATTTTTTTATTTGTCATATTAGTTCTTCTCCTATGTTGTATTGATATTCATATCCTTGGTTCATTATAAATAAATTTTCTTTTGCTCGTGTAATACCAACAAAAAATAATCTATGTTCTGTATCTTTATTTTTTAATGCTGCCTCGTATATGATTCTTTCTAAGTCTGTAAATAAAATTACATTTTCTGCCTCTTCCCCTTTAACAGAATGTATAGTTGATAATTTTATTCTTGCCGGTTTGCTTAGATCCTCGCCGCTCGCCACGAGTTCCTGGATATAATCTTTTTGATAGTCTTTAAAATTTAATACAGACCAATCTCCATGAGCCTTGAGTCCATGACTCAATCTTAGATCATCCATATCAATAGAGTCTACAGATGCTAGAGACTTGCCTCCGGAGAATCCATACTTCACATCTCCATTTTCATATTTTAAATATTCATAAATATTTTGTGCTTCTTCCCCAGATATATTTGCACCTTTGTTTAATCTATCCCAATCATTTATAGCTTTAATTACCTCAAAAGGCAGTAAGTCATTGAATTTACAGTCAAATCTGATGCCTGTATTTTGTAAATAAGGTACTAATTTTTTCATTTGTTCATTCGTTCTGGTTAAAATCATCCATTGACCTTTTGTAAAATCAATATCTTCTATCTCTAAATTTTCTATTACATGTCCTTCAGCATCTCTAGGTTGCCATATTTTTTCTCTTCTTTCATCTATGTTTTCTAAAACAGATAATGCAAGTTTATGTACCGCACGTGGCACTCTTCTTGATTCTGTTTGATGATCTGGAGTTCCTTTTAAATTTATAAATATTTTTGGATCTGCTCCTTGAAATGCATAGATAGCCTGATCGTCATCCCCTGCAATGTATGAACGTTTACACAGGGATTCAATGTAAAAGAACATATCCCACTGCAGAGGATTTAGATCTTGGGCTTCATCAAGAAAAACTACGTCAAGGGATGGACATAATTTTTTCTCAACAAAATCTGAAATCATGTCTGAAAATTCAAACATGTTATAATCTTGTTTATATGAAATAATATCTTCGTTTAATTGTTCTAACAAAGGTTCACTAATAAAATCTATTAAGTCTAATTCTATAGCTGCATCTTGTAAATTTATTTTACGAGATCTAGAGTATTCAATAATTTTCATGTATTGATTTTTATATTCATGATGGCCGTTCTCGTGTTCAATAGTTTCAAAATGCATATCTGTATGACCGTATTTATTTTTAAATGCATTCCAGTTTTTATCTTTTAATAATTGTGTAGAAGTATCTATGTTTAATTGTTTAGTTCCCATAGAGTGCATTGTACAGATCCAATCAAATTCAAATGTTGGATATTCTTTTTGTATTCTCTCTCTTGCTTCATTAGCTGCTGCATTACTAAATGTAATGTAACAAATCTTTTTAGGATCAATCTTATTTGTAATTAATTCATTGTTTAAATGTTTATGTATCAATGTATGTGTCTTTCCTGTTCCCGGTGGTCCTGCTATTATCGTTCTCATTCAAATGGTGCAGGTTCTTTTTTTGTTTTAATTGGTGTATATTTTTCCACCGTTATTTTTTCTACACTCCAAACTTTAACACTTTTTTCATTAATCTTCTTAACTTCTTGCTTGGCTTTGAATAAATCTTCTAGTAATCTTATTGTCTTATTTTTTGGATAAGTTTTTTCTGACCAGGATTTAGTTCTAATTAAATATAACCAGAAATCTTTAAATTTAAAATAACTGATACCGTTTTCTGAATAAGGTTTTCTTTTTAATATTGAATCCCAATCTTTACCATCACGACTCACAAACTCTGTAAGTATTTCTTTTAATTGTATATCAACTTTAGTATCATCAGGAGCTTGAATTGGATCCATATTCTTCATTAGTTTCGCTAACATTTTTCTCCATATTAACTTACCCACTGGAAGTAATGGTGTTCCAAGTTCTGTCATACAAACTACACTAAATTTTTCAGGGTCATGTAATGTAGGTCCATCAACTTCTATTGTATCTTCATCAACAGTTACAAAAAATATTGGTGGATCTGATTCATATTTTCTAATTGTAGTAATTGCAGGCATTCTAACTTCATCACCTTTTCCAAATTGTTTTGTATAACAAAGTCTTTCATCACAAAAATTACATATAGGTTTATCTTTACATCTATAATCATAATCTTTCTTTTCGACCTGTTCTTTAATTCGTATAACATCTTCAGGAGACATTATAGGTTTTACATATTTTTCATTATTGTAATTATTTAAATCTTGTTTCCATCCTGTTGGATTTGCTTTTTTTAAATAGACTCCAATATTAAATAAACCATTGTCTCTACCTGATGCTGCAACTTCTCCATTACCTTCTGTAATAGGTCCGTTTTTAATTATAGTATTTAAACATGGTGGACCATTTGGAAATGGTTCATCTGTTTTTGTATTATCTTTTACTGCTAAAAAATCTCTTAACTGTTCTTCTGTTTGAACATATTTTTCGTATTCTTCTACAAATTTTTCTATCGTTAAAGAATTACCATCATCACCTATTGCATATCTAACAGTTCTATCTCCACCGTGATATGGCATATTTAAAAAGTTTCCAATGTCTCCTCTATCTGCTTTGATTGTAGATTGTTTTGGAAATATTTCTGCTTTCGCATGACCTAATGCAGATGCAACCATCTGTAATTTTTGTCTCATTAAAGATGCAGTTATAAAAAATCTTGTAAATAAAAATACGTGTGCACCGCCTGACTTTGATCTAAATACAATCAAAGGAAAATTTTTACTTCTAATTTTTTCTATTAATTTTTTATGATCAAAAGGATATGTATCAATATCTATACATCCCCATTTACATTCATTGTTTTCATTTATCGGAACAATACCTAAAGCAGGTTCAACTCCATCTAAATGTTTTTGCCATAACTCATTAGTTACCGGACTTTTAACTGTGTATGATTTAACTTCGTTTTTACCATCTGCTCTTATTTCATTGGTAATTTTAGTGGCACCATATGCACCTTCTAAACCTGCAAATATATTCTTTAGTCTTTCTAACATGAATCCCTTTATGTTTGATATTGGGCGCTACCGTAGTAACGCCCAATTGTGTCAATTATTTGTCTTGTTTTTCCATGTTGTCGTGGAAATCTTTTGCTTTAGCATAAAGTTCAGCATTTTGTACTGGACCTTCTGATTGCACAGCAAAACCATACCATTGATTACCTTTACCAGAATTTAATACTGAGGTTAATCTGTATGTGAAAGCAAATGATGCAGGAGTAAATGACCCTTGTTCATCTTTCATAGTCTGAGACATTTGAAGTGATTGCCATTTTCTTGCAACTTTACCTTGAGAACCACTCATAGAAATAAGTGCTGTTTCCATTTTACCATCATCACCAACTATGATTACAAAGTTTTGATGTACAGTTAAAATGTAATTACCATTCTCTAGTCTATCTTTAGCACCATCCTTGGTAGTCTTAGATAGTATATCAGAATCAGCAGCAAAAATGTTTTCTGGTCTACCTGAACCAGTACCAAATTCTGCCCACTCTTGATATTCCATTTTGTAGTAACAAGGAATAACGCTTATTCCTTTATCACCATCATATAGTTTTTTAGTAACTATATTTAAGAACATACCAGGTTCAGCACCTTCAACGTAATTTTGATTACGCTTTTGAGCTTCTCCAGATCCGTTCTGTAGAAGTTTTAAGATAGGTAGAGCAAGAGATTCTTGTCTTACGTTCTCAAAACCTTTTGCGGCATCATCTCTAAATAAAATAGTAGATGGCGTTTGTGCCTGTTGTTTAGTTGTTACTTTATTTTCCATGTTTAACTCCTTTTTATATTTGTACGGTTACCTACGTATGTTTTAAAGCAATCAGGAAGATCGAGTCCAGACTCGTGAGCCTCCCTGAATGCTCCTTTTAAGGTCTGAGGATGTACTCCCACTTTCTGGACAGGTTCGTATCCTTGACCTTTAGCAAGGACAGCATATTCTGCCGCCTTGTTATCTTCGCCACGACCAAAGGTAACGGTAATATCATTTTTAATAATATCACCTCGACCGTTATCACGAAGCCATTGAAAAGCCTCTTCCTGTTTTTCAGGAAGAATAGACACACTATAGAAGTTTGAGACTTCAACAGTCTCACCATCTTCTAGCTTTAATTTTTCTAATTTCATGTCTTTCATCATTTGAGGAATTTCAAATTGAGAAATGACATTTGCTTGTTCTTTTAATTTTTTTACACCTGCTTCTGCATTTGCAATTTCATCTTCTAAATTTTTTAATTGCTGAACTTTATCTGCTAATTGTTTCGGATCAACAACAGCCTTAACAGCATCAATTTTATCTTGTCTAAATTTTATGTCACTCATTGTATAACCTTTCTATTTCTTTCTAATATAGTCCTATAAATTATTTTGTCAAGGACTTGCAGTTTCTTTTTGATATAAATCCAATTCAATTGGATAGTATCTCCTTTCCTGTTTGTCCCATTTTAATAACTTATATTTTCCATTTGTAATATCAGATACAATAGAACATGCAACACCAATTATTGCGGGATCACCTGTAAGTAGTAAATAATCTTCTGGTGTATAATCTTTTAATAATTTTCTTAATTTAAAAACTAAGGGACCTGCACTTAAAATTATTTGTGCATTCTCTGGTAGTAAAACTTTTAGTTCACCATATTGACCTGCCCCAATAATATTTATTTTGGGACGACCCTCTCTAGTACCAGGAATGTCCTGGATGACGTAAACTTTATTTTTCATAACTTCTTGACATTTTATAATCTTTTTGATAACGGATTACAATAGAAAGATAAAATAAAAATTATGGATTATAAATTTAAAAGTAAGCCTTTTGATCATCAATTAAAAGCGCTTGATATGTCTTGGAATAAAGAAGTATTTGCATACTTTATGGAGATGGGTACCGGTAAATCTAAGGTGCTTATTGACAATATTGCTATGCTTTATGACAAAGGTAAGATTAATGGAGCATTAATTATTGCACCAAAAGGTGTATATAAAAATTGGTACGATGGTGAGATTCCAAATCATTTACCTGATCACATAGAAAAGAAAGTTGGTTTCTGGCAAACAAAACCAGATGCTCCTGATATGAAAGCAATGTTTCAATCAGATGAAGATTTACATATTTGTATTATGAATGTTGAAGCGTTCTCAACTAAAAAAGGATTACAATATGCATGGAAGTTTTTAAATTCACATAGAGCATTAATGGGTATTGATGAATCTACTACAATAAAAAATCCTAGTGCTAAAAGAACTAAAGCAATTTTAGATTTATCTAAGTATGCAAAGTATAGAAGAATACTTACAGGTTCTCCTGTAACTAAATCACCTTTAGATTTATTTAGTCAATGTCAATTTTTAGATCCATGGTTATTAGATCAACAATCTTATTACTCATTTAGAACTCGATATGCAATTTGTAGAAAAATAAATGTATCTGGTAGACAAGTTGAGATTGTAGTTGGTTATAGAAATTTAGGTGAGCTATCAGAAAAATTAAAACCATTTTCTTATAGATGTTTAAAAGATGATTGTTTAGATCTTCCTAAAAAAACTTACATGAAAAGAGTTATACAACTTACTGATGAACAAAAGAAAATATATAAACAAATGAAAGAGATGGCTCTTGCACATTTAAATGGTAAAGTTACTACAACTGCAACTGTCATTACTCAAATGATGCGACTCCATCAAATAACTTGTGGTCATTTCAAAGCGGATGATGATTCTGTTCAAGAAGTTAAAAGTAATAGATTAAGTGAACTAATGAATATCATAGAAGAAGTTGAAGGTAAGACTGTTATATGGGCTCATTATAGACATGATATAAAAAGTATTGTTGATGCTTTAGAAAAAAAATATCCTGGTGAAACTGTTACATACTTTGGTGATACCACTACTGATGACAGACAAAAAGCAATTAAAGAAATACAAAACCCAGATTCTAAAGTTAGATTTATTGTAGGTACGCCACAGACCGGTGGTTATGGTATTACATTAACAGGTGCATCTACTATGATTTATTATTCTAATGGTTATGATTTAGAAAAACGTCAGCAATCAGAGGCTCGTATTGATCGTATAGGTCAAGAAAAACCTATGACTTATATTGATATCATAGCAGAAGAAACCATTGATGAAAAGATTGTTAAAGCTCTTAGAAATAAAATTAATATTGCATCTGAAATTATGGGTGAAGAATTAAAAGAATGGATTTAATATTTTTTGACAATAATTTATGGCAGCTTGTTCCTGTAACTAAAACAATGTTACAAGATTTATCTATACCTAAGGGTGTAGATTGTTTCGAGTTATGTGAGATTATAAGAAAAAATTTTACTTTTAAACAACAATTTTATGGATGTATATGTGGGGCCGAAGCCCCACAATAATTATTTAACTTCTATGTCTTGAGGATCAGTTAATCCTGGTTCTTCTACACCAAGCTTAACAGTCAATACACCGTCTTTCATTTCAGCTTCTCC